CGCCAAGTATCAGGCTGTGGATAACTGGCGCATCGTGCTTGAGGATATTGACGCATCAATCAAGACGCGAACTGTGCTTGCCATCAAGCAGTCCAAAGACAGGACGCCAGCCGTGATGCCGAAAAGGTTTGTTAACTCAGTATGGGCGCTGGCATAGTATCTTTCATATTATGTCGAGATAATATAAAATCACCGCAGGATAATCACCAAGGTGAACCCAAATGAGTAATGCGTTAAATACGCAAAAAAACGCATCAAGGCGCGTAGGTATTCCTTTTGAAAAAGGGAACCAAGGCAGGCCGAAAGGTGCGGCGTCAAAGAATACCAAAGAAATCAAGGACATGATTAACGCAGCCCTGCATCAGGCGGGCGGCGTGGATTATCTTGTGGCAAGGGCAAATGACCCGAGGACGGCATCAGCGTTTCTATCGTTATTGGGCAAGGTTATGCCGCTACAGGTGGCTGGTGATCCTGATAACCCGCTCAAGTTCAATATGTCGGTTGAGTTTGTCAAGCCGAAATGAATGTCCAGTTTCCGGACAAACTTCAATTCCTGTTTGAGCCGCACAGGTATAAATGCGCCTACGGTGGGCGCGGTTCTGCCAAGTCGTGGAGTTTTGCCCGCGCTTTGCTGATTCAGGCCAGCATGAGGCCGCTGCGGATACTTTGCACGCGCGAAGTGCAAAAGAGCATCAAGGATTCAGTCCACAAGCTGCTAAGTGACCAGATTCAGGCGCTCGGGCTGGGCCAGTTCTATGAAGTGCTGGAAACGGCCATACGGGGTAAGAATGGTTCGGAGTTCGCCTTTGCTGGATTGGCGACGCACACAATCGAGTCCATCAAGTCTTTTGAGGGCTGCGATATTGTGTGGATAGAAGAGGGGCAGGTTGTAAGCTCCCGCTCACTTGAGGTGCTGATTCCGACCATTCGCAAGCCTAACAGCGAGATATGGGTGACGATGAACCCGGTTCTGGACACGGACGCCAGCTATATCAGGTTTGTGTCGCAGCCGCCACCGGATTGCGTGTCTGTGCAGGTCAATTACTCCGATAACCCGTGGTTTCCCGATGTTTTGGAGGCCGAGCGGCTGCATTCCAAATCAACGATGAAAGTCGAGGAATACAACCACATTTGGGAAGGAGCCTGCAAACCAGCGGTTGACGGCGCTATTTACTTCGATCAAATGTCCCAAGCGGGCGGCAGGATTGCCCATGTTCCGCACGATGGCCTGTTGAAAACCCACGTCATATTCGATCTGGGGTTCAATGATTCCATGGCAATCATCCTGGCGCAAAAAGCTAGCTCTGAAATCAGAATTATCAACTATATCGAGGGCAACCAGCGGACGCTGCCGGATTACAGCGCCGACCTGAAAGCGCTTAGGCTTGACGGCCAACCAATCAATTGGGGTAAGGTATATCTCCCCCATGATGGCTTTGCAACGCGACACCAGACGGGTAAATCAGACGCTGACGTGATGCGGGAACTTGGTTGGACGGTGGTTGCCGTGCCTCAAATTGGCGTGGAAATGGGGATTAACCGGCTGCGCGAGATATTCCCCCGGCTTTATTTCAACAAAGAGCGAACTCCCAGGCTTGTGGAATGTCTGAAAAGGTATCGACGGCAGATAAACCAGACGACAAATGAACCCGGCCAGCCGCTGCACGATGAATTCAGCCACGGCGCGGATTGTGCGAGATATATGGCCGTAGTATCTGACCAGTTGACGAACGACGATTATGGAGATACTATTAAATATCCCAAGCTATATAATGCTTGAAACCACCACGGGTTTCCATTCGCTGGGAATGCGGATAATCTGGTGATACTCCGTATGGCCTGCCTGTTTAAAGTGGCGAAGGAATAAACGGGCATTCCCTGACAGCTTCGGCAACTGAGAAACCAGAGCGCCGTGCTAGTGGGTAAGCCACTTGAATCTTAACGTCGTGATGACGCTGGAGTAAATATGGCAGGAATGTCGCAGGATGAATTGAAAGCGCTCGTTCAGAGCGAGATGCGGCAGTCCCTTGGATATTCATCGTCCAAAATCAGCGCGGCCCGGCAAAAGGCCGAAATCTATTATCTCGGGTTGGCGACGGGCGACCTGTCGCCACCTGAGATTGACGGACGATCATCCGTAGTCAGCACAGACGTTCGTGACACCGTAGAGGCCATGCTGCCGCAGCTCATGGTGACATTCTGCGGCGGCGACAAAATAGCGGAGTTTGAGCCGCAAAACCCGGATGACGAAGCAAAAGCCAAGCTGGCGACTGATTACGTCAACTACCTGTTTTTCAAGAAAAACAACGGGCACAAGATCAGCTACACATGGATGAAAGACGCGCTGATTCAAAAGAACGGCATCGTCAAAATCTGGTGGGACACGCGAAGCGAAGAGAAAAAAGAGTCGTATCGTGGCATGTCTGAGGTTGAACTGGCGCAGTTGCTCGAAGATGACGAAATCGAAGTAATCGACCAGACCAGCTACCCGGACGATTACGACCAAGACCAGCGTGAACAGGCGGTTCAACAGCTTAAGGAGCAGGCACAGCAGGCCCAGGCATCGGGCGCACCTCCGCAGGTGCTGATGCAGATTCAGACGCAGATTGAGGCCATCCTGAACGCGGCCCCGGTGCTGTGCTATGACGTGACGTGCAAGCGTGTGGCAGGCGAAGGCAAGATCACGATTGAGAACGTGCCGCCTGAAGAGTTCCTGATTTCCCGCAATGCTCGGGACATTCAAACCGCCAAGTTCGTCGGGCATCGCGTGCAGCGCACGGTGTCAGAACTGAAGTCCATGGGTTACAAGAACGTGGACAAGATCAGCGGCGAGGACCAATCGCAGGCCGTCAATATCGAGCGCATCACCCGGCTGAATTGGAATGATGAAAACGCCTATCTGAGCGACGAAATCACCAGCGGCGACGAATCGCAGCGGCGCGTGTGGGTGACTGAAAGCTACGTCAGGTGCGACTTTGACGGCGATGGAATCTCCGAGCTACGCAAGGTGACGGTGGCCGGTAACGAGATGCTGGATAACGAGGAAGTGGACTTCACGCCGTTCGTATCCATCACGCCGGTTCCATTGCCGCATACGTTCTTCGGCTTGTCTGTTGCCGATCTGGCAATGGAGTCGCAGCGCACCAAGACCAGCATTCTGCGCAGCCAGTTGGACAACATGTATTTGTCCGTGAATGGCCGTTACTTCGCGGTCACTGGTCAGGTAAACCTTGACGACTTGTTGACCTCGCGTCCGGGCGGCGTGGTGCGAATGAATGCACCAGGCATGGCGGGCAGGCTTGACCAAGGGAACGGCAATCTCGGTGAAGCGCAAGCCATCATGGAGTACATGCAGCAGGACTTGGAGAACAAGACCGGCTGGACGCGCTACTCGCAGGGCAATGACGCAAAGGGGCTGAATCAAACAGCTACCGGCATCAACGTCATTACGAACAAAGCCGACATGCGGATTGACTTGATTGCACGCCAGTTCGCAGAGGGCTACACCGAGCTATTCAAGTACATCTTGAAGCTCATTTGCCAGCACCAGGACAAAGAAGCCATGGTGCGATTGTCGGGAGGCTGGGCAAGTATCGACCCGCGCGAATGGCGCAACCAGTTTGACGTGTCCATCAATGTCGGCATCGGCATGGGCAACAAAGATCAAAAGGTTCAGCACTTGATGGCGCTGATTCAGCAGCAGCAAATGACATTCCCGCTGGGGGTGACGACGCCGCGCAATGTGTATGAAGCAAGCTCTGAACTGACCAAGCTACTCGGATTCAAGGGTGAAGAGCGCTTTTTTACCGATCCCATCAAGAACCCGCCGCCTCCGCAGCCCAACCCCGAACAGGCCAAGGCTCAGGCGCAGATGCAGATTGAACAGGCCAAGCTGCAGGGCAGCGCCCAAATGAAGGCTATGGAGCTACAACATCAGGCGCAGCTTGACCAGTTGAAACGCGATCATGAAATGGCGCTGGAACAACTCAAGATGAACATGCAAGCGCAGGTTGACAACAACCGGCAGCAGGCAGAAGCGGCGCAGAAGACGCTTGAGATTCAGCAGCAGGCCCAGCTTGAGCAACTCAAGGCAGATCAGGCCAGCCGACACAAGGAAGCGGACCTGGCGTTGGAGAAATACAAGGCCGACCTAGCAGCGCAGACGCAAATGGCTGTGGCCGAAATGAAGCAACCACCAGCGGCAGACACATCAAGCATTGAAGCATCCGTGCGACAGTTGTTTGAACACATGAGCCAACCGGCAACCATCATCCGTGACAACAACGGGCGGGCTGTTGGAGTTCAGCGCGGCAACGTGCAGCAATCAATCGTCAGAGATCAAAACGGCAAGGCAACAGGAGTTCAATAATGGCAACGTACAACAAATACACCGCAGGCGTAGAGCCATTGCTCGAAGGCATCAATGCAGGCTCTGATACGTGGAAGGTAGCCCTATCCAACACGATCAACTCGGCAGATACAACCTTCGTAGCGGGCACAACCGACCTCGCCACGGGCGGCGGCTACACCCAAGGCGGCAACACGGCCACGGTATCGACTGCTACCCAGTCGGGCGGCGTCTATAAGTTGGTGTTGACCAGCCCATCGGCTTGGACAGCTACGGGCGGCGGGTTTACGTTCCGCTACGCCATCCTGTACGACTCGACGACCAGCACGCCAGTGGGCTATTGGGACTATGGAAGCTCGCAGGCTGTGGCAGCGGGCGAATCCGTCACCGTCAGCCTTGACGGTACCAACGGCGTGTTTCAGGTGACTTGATCATGACCCTGCTCGAAGAGATCCACGCCAAGTGCTCGCCCGAGCTCATCGCCGCCCGCGATCATGACGCCATTGCCGCGCAGGTCAGCGCAGGACGCACGCGCATCGGCCAGCGTCTGGGCGGCATCGGCCTGATCATGGAAACACTTGGCCCCACCGATGGCGCGGCCCTGCTCGACCAGCTCGAGGCCACTGCAGCAGGCAACAGCGCCGTCAAGTGGGCCATGGTGCTGGTCAACCGTGGCGAGCTTGACTTCGGCAGCACGGCCACCCGCGCCATGATCGATCTGCTGGTGCCCGGCGCTGTTGCCGACGCGCTCAAGGCCGTCGCGCAGTTTGCCGACCCCGTCACCCCCGCGCAATGCGCTGCCGCGCTGGATGGAGCCTGACCATGAGCGACATCAAAACCAAGTACCCCAGCACTAGCAGCACTGACCTCACCATCACCCTGGCATCGCTCACGTCGGGCGCGTCGGGCGTTTACACCGCAGGGCAAGAATCGAACGCGGTGGACAACACCACCAACGTCGACTTGGATCACTTGCTCAGCGGCATCATTACCACCGGCACCTCGCCCACGGCCAGCCGGGTGATCAACGTGTATGCGTATGCCAATTTGAGCAGCGCATCGGGTACGCCTGCATACCCTGACGTACTGGACGGCGCGGACTCGGCAGAAACATTTACTTCAGCGAATGTGATGAACGCGGCCGTGCGTCTGGTGGCCAGCATGACGGTTGATTCCACGTCCAACCGCGCCTACTACTTCGGCCCGGTCAGCATTGCCAACCTGTTTGGCGGCACGCTACCCAAGTTCTGGGGTGTATATGTGGCCCACGACACTGCCGTGGCCCTGAACGCAACCGCAGGTAACCACAAGCTGAGCTACGAGCGCGTGCAGGGTCAAACGGTCTGAGGCTAGGCCGTGCTGTTGCGCAACACAAGAACCAGCCAGCCCCCGCAACTGGTTGAGATTGACCGGGCTAACCCGCTCGGCAAAGACATTGCGTTTGCCTGCCTGCCCACCGGCAGCGCCCCTGCGCTGGCTGGTAGCGTGGCCCTGGGCAATGGCCCGCGCGGCAAGCACTGGCTGTTTCCCAACGCCACCAGCACCACGGCCACGGTCAATTTCGGTGCTGCTGCGGCAGTCGATGTTTTGTCGCAGTCGCCCGGATGGGCGATGTTTGTTTTCAACCCAGGCGATTCCGCCCAGTGGTCGGGCTCTGCCAATTTCATCGCCAACAAGTCGGATGCCAACGTCACCACCGGCTGGACGCTGTACCACAGCTATTTCGGCGTCGTTACTCTCAAGTTTGTCAACGCCTCGGCCAACAAGTCGGTTGTCACCACGTCGGGGGCGATCACCTCGCAAAAATGGTGCGTGCTGATATACGACCACGGCGGCAGCACCACAGCGGCAGACGGCTCGCGCATTTTTGTTGACGGCGTTGACCGCACCAGCTCCAGCGGCACAGGCTCAGGCGCCCACCCCACGGACGCCGCGTTGCCCCTGCAGCTCGGGCTGGGGCCATATGGCGCGGTCAACAGCTCGGTCGGTCAATTTGCCCTGGCGGCATTTGGTCGCAAACGGCTCAGCGCCCAAGAAATCGCCGCGCTCACGGCCAACCCTTGGCAGATCTTTGCGCCCACGTCACGCAAAATCTGGGTGCCAGCCATTGCGGGTGGTGGCTACACGCTCACAGCCGCATCGGGCAGCTATACGCTGTCCGGTCAGTCTGCGACCATCACAAAGACGCGCATTGTCTCTGCAGCGTCAGGCAGTTACAGCTATTCAGGACAGTCGGCAACCATCCTGAAAACCCGCATTGTTGCGGCGGATCAGGGTTCGTACAGCTACACCGGCCAAGCGGCGACGGTACTTAAGACCCGCAATGTCAGCGCGGCGGCTGGAAACTATGCCTATGCCGGGCAAGCGGCTTCGATACTCAAGGGCTGGGTACTGACGGCTGCGAATGGCAGCTATTCGGTTGCGGGCCAAGCTGCAACGATCACTTACACGCCAGCGGCTGGCTCGTATGTGCTGAATGCTGCGGCGGGTTCTTATGCTCTATCCGGCCAAGCCGCGACCATCCTCAAAAGCAAGGTTATCACCGCCAACGCTGGCGCTTATTCGCTGGCTGGGGTTGACGCAACCATTACTTACAGCGGCGCGGCAAGTACGGGCGGCGGCAGCTATGACGAACCCAGACCGAAGCGCAGGCGTCACATTATTGAGGTTGACGGCAGGTTGTTGGAGTTTGGTTCCAAAGCGGCTGCAATCAGGTATCTCGACAGTATCAAGCCAGATATTGCAGATAAACCAGATGATGCGCCGGATGATATTCAGCCCGTAATATCAAATAAACCCAAAAAGCCTTTACCAGCGCCCAAACTGGATATACCATTGGCGCAGATTGAAGTATCAGCGCCAAATACCAAGGCACTGGAACAATTCAAGGCCCAGCTACGCGCTCTTGAATATCAGGCCATCCTCAAAGCCTATGAAGATTGGCAGGATGAACAGGACATTGAAATATTATTGATGGCGATGTAATGGCAACAATCGAAACCCGGATTTATGAGGGCGACAGGGCCAAGGAAATACTGGAAAACCCAATATTCGTGGCCGTGTTTGCCGATATTGAGCAGGAGTTGATGAACGAATGGAAACAGTCACCCGCAAGGGACCAGGAAGGCCGAGAAAAGCTATGGCAATACCTCCGCATGCTGGACAAGATCAAGAGCAGGCTCACGACCACGCTGGAAACGGGCACGCTGGCGAAACTGGAGCTGCAGCACCGGCAGTTAATCCAGTACCAACCTGGGACGAACTGAAAAAAGCCGTTCAATCGTACAAAAGCTGGAAAAACAGCGTTGCCATGGCATTTTTCCCAAACCCGCCAGAGGAAGCCATTGAAACACAATGCGGATGGGTTCGCGTAGTATCTGGAGCGCCACGCATTCAAATGAACAGCGGTCAAGAAATATTTTTGTGATATTGCAAAACTTTTTGAAATATATACAATCCACATATTCAACTCATGCCCACGGAGTATGAATATTAGTTAAGTGGGCAAATAACCGACCGCTGAGAAGCGCCGGAATCTGGAAACAGATTTAGACAGGAGTGCAAATTGGATATGTCCACTGAGACACCCAATACCGCGCTGAATACCGATAGCGCGGCTGCTGCATTTGCTGACTTTCTTGAACCTCCGAAAGAGATAACCGAGAAAACAGCGCAGGATGTAGAAGCCGAGGTTATCGAAGACCTTACCAAAGGTAACGAAAAGCCCAAAGCAGAGGCCACCGAAGAGACTGACGCGGAAACATCGGATGACCCGATGGTGACGGTCAAGATTGACGGCAAAGAAGTTGAAATCCCGTTATCTGAGCTGAAAAACAGCTACCAGAAAGACAAGGTTTCAACCGAGCGTTTCATGCAGGCGGCTGAAATTAAAAAGCAGGCCGAATCAGAAGCCGCAAAAGCTCAGGCCGAGCGCGTGCAGTATGCAACCCAGTTGCAGAAGCTCAGCGCACAGCTTGAGGGCGCATTGCAAGAGCAATCGCAGATCAATTGGCAGCAATTGCTTGAGTCCGACCCTGTTGAATATTTGAAACAGCAGCACCTTTTTCAACAAAGGCAAGCCGCATATCAACAAACTCAGGAGCAGTCGAAGGCACTCGCAGAGCAGGCTAAGGCTGAACAGGAAAAGGCTCGACAGTCATTCATTGCGCAGCAGCGGGACGAACTCCTCGCCAAGTTGCCGGAATGGAAAGACCCGGCCAAGGCCACAGCCGAACAAACCGCATTGGCAAAGTATCTGGTTGACCAGGGCTTTGACAAAGAATCCGTTAACAGCATCACCGACCACAAAGCCGTCTTGATCGGACGTAAGGCCATGCTTTACGACGCCATGATGGCAAAGGCAAACGCTGCGGCCAAGAAGGTCACAGCAGCGCCACAGAAGGTGATGCGACCCGGTGTAGTCGAAGACACCAGCATGGACAAACGTCAGGCCAGTTTCAGACAACTGAGCAGGACGGGACGCGCTGAAGATGCGGCTGCACTGTTCGCCCAAATCATTTGAACCCTTAACGCTGAGAAGCGCTGGAGTAAATCATGACCGCACCCACTAATACCTTTTTGACCACGGCAGCCATCGGCAACCGTGAAGACCTGTCCGACATCATTTATCGGATTTCGCCCACCGTCACGCCGTTCTTGAACCTCGCCGCCAAGGCCAAGGCAAGCAACACGTTGCACGAATGGCAAGTCCAAGAATTGGCCGCGCATTCGCTGCTGAATGTCCAAGTTGAAGGCGACGACGCATCTGCCAAGACCGTTACACCAACCGTTCGCCTGAGCAACCGCACCCAGATCAGCACCAAGACTGTGATTGTGTCCGGTACGCAGCAAGCCATGAACCCGGCAGGCCGCAAAGACGAAATGGCCTACCAACTTTCCATGGCTTCGCTGGAACTCAAGCGCGACATGGAAGCAAACTTGATGCAGTCGGACTTGGTTGCATCGTCCCCCCGTGCTCTGCGCGGAATGCGCGGCTATGCGGTTGACAACGTGTCCACCGGGGCTAGCTGGGCGGCTCCCTCCGCCTACACCGGCACCGGATCAACCGCAACGACTGACGGCACCCAGCGTGCTTTCACCGAAGCGCAACTGAAATCGGTTCTCCAACTGATTTACACCGCTGGCGGCGAGCCTGATACCGTGCTGGTTGGCCCGGCTCAGAAGCAGACTTTTTCCACGTTCAGCGGCAACGCGACCCGAATGGACAAGAGCGAAGACGCCAAGCTGTATAGCTCCATTGACGTGTACGTGTCCGACTTCGGTGAACTGAAGATCATGCCGAACCGCTTCCAGCGCACGCGTGATGCATTTGTCATTCAGTCCGACAAAGTTGCGGTGGCTTACCTGCGACCCTTCCAGACCATCGAATTGGCTTCGACGGGTGACGCGCAGAAGCGCGAAATTCTGGTTGAGTTCACGCTGGAATGCCGCACCCCCAAGGCCCACGGCGCGATTTACGACCTGCTGTAACCAAGAGGGGGCTTCGGCCCCTTCACTTCGGAGAAATACATGGCTATCAATCTGAAACAAAATCCGGACGGTTCGGCAGGATTCGAAGGCGGCTCTACGGGTGGTGTTGGCGAGTTCATCCCCGTCAACATCCCCTACATCGCATCCTCGACGGCTACGGCCCCGGTGTTCACGGCATCGCGCAATTTCATCGTCCAAGACATTCGCGGGCGCGTGAACGTGGCCGGCACGGGTGGCGCTTGCACCATCTCGCTGTACTCCGTTCCCAGCGGTACGGCGGTTGCTTCGGGCACCTTGCTGCACACCGGCTCGTTCAACGTGGCAGGTACTGCCAACACGAACCAAAGCCTGACGCTTTCCACGACTGCGGCCAATCTGGTGATTCCTGCGGGTAACTCGATTGGCTACGTGATCACTGGCACGCCGACTTCGGCAGTTGGTGTTATCACGGTGACGCTCACGCCGAGCAACTAAGGCGACGGGGGTGTAAATCCCCCGCTGTTTTCACTCTTAACGCTGCGAAGCGCTGGAGGTTTTTATGGTGCATGACTTCATCACCGTGATCGCAACGGGTGTGCAAATTGCCACCAGCGGCACGAGTGCAAGCGCAACGATTCCGAACATGTCAAGCGGCGAGGCCCCGCGTTATGTGCGCGTGGCTGCTACGGCTCCGGCGTGCGTCAGGCTGGGCAAAACGACGGCAACCGCAGTTACTACCGACCTGCAGATTCAGCCCGGTGACGCCGTGGTGTTGGCTGTGGGCGGTTACGACAAGATCGCGGCCATTCAGGTGTCTGCTGCCGGCATCGTCCAGGTGTCTCCCTTGGAGAACATGTGATGGACTACCAGACCCGAATCCACCAGGAAGATGGGAAAACCATCTTTGAGGCGATTCAGGACTGCACGCCTATCGCGGAAGATGCCAAGGCCCGCCATCGTGAGGGCTTTCATGGCTCAAGCGAGATGCGCCACGCTGCGCGGCTCCCCTCTGTGCTTGTGGAGAAATACTGCAACGACAAGGGCATCACGTTTCAGGAGTGGGCCAATAACCCGGTTCACGTCCGCGCCATGTTGACCGACCCGGCACTGAGCCATTTTCGCATCTGGGACAAGGCGCTGTAAATGGCACTCGATACCCTTGCCAATCTGAGAATCACGCTTGCTGGCATCCTCAAGCGCTCGGACCTGATCGCGTCCATCCCGGACATGATCGCCACGGCAGAGGCCAACATCAATACGAAACTTGATGCGCGGCAACAGGATACGCAGTCCACGCTGTCAACCACAGCCAATACGGAAACCGTATCGCTGCCGACTGACGTGATTAACGTCCGCAGGTTGATTGACGCCACGACCAGCCCCTACACGGTGATTGAGTATTTGTCGCCCGAATCGCTGACGACAAGTTACGCCTACACCACCACGGGCAAGCCGCAGAAATACACCGTCATTGGCGGGTTGATCTATCTGGCCCCCGTGCCTGATGCTGTGTACTCGCTGCGCCTTGCCTACAAAGCCAAGGTAGCCAATTTGACCGACGCTGCGCCAACAAACTTCCTGTTGACCAATTACCCCAATGTGTACTTGTACGCCACGCTTTGCGAGGCTATCCCGTACATGGCAAACGACCCCCGCGCTCCTATGTGGCGCGAGGAATACCAAAGCGCCATCAATCAGGTGAACCTGAACGATTGGCACAGCGGCGGCTCGATGACCGTCCGCACCGATGTAAACCGATAAGGAGTAAACCATGGCAATCACCACTTACGGCGAATTGAAAACCGCAGTCTCTTCATGGCTGCACCGCAGCGACCTGACAGCCAACGTGCCCGACTTCATCTCCATGGCCGAATGGCGCGTGGCCCGCGATCTGCGCGTGCAGCAACTCATCACCACTTCAAGCGTGACCATCTCGGCAGCGGGCAACTCTGTTGCGCTGCCAACCGGCTTCCTTGAACTGGTGAACTGCCAGATTGCATCAGGTGCCGAACTGAGCTACGTTCCCCCGGACACGATTGACCGCATCAGCGGAACCGGTACGCCATGGGTCTATACCCTGCTTGGACAGAACATCCAAGTCGGCCCATCCTGGACGGCTGGCGGCAATTTGAGCTTGAGCTACTACAAGAAAGAAACGCAGCTTTCTGACTCTGCCACAACGAACTGGTACATCACCAACGTGCCTGACGCGCTGCTTTACGGCGCGTTGCTTGAGGCGTCGCCATTCCTTTTGGCTGACACCCGCATTGATGTGTGGCAGCGGTTCTATGACCGTTCAATCGGCAACATCAACCGCCAGTACGGCAACGTCGATCCGCACCGCCGGATGTTGCAATACATGGACGTTGGTCAGAACAACAACACCGGCAGTTCTGGCGCGTGAGGTAGCCCGTGACCATCGAAGCGGCAACCTACATTTCAAGCCTGAATTCAGCGAATCCAGGCGCGAGTGATGCTATCAGCGAGGGCGACGATCACATTCGCCTGCTGAAAAGCACCATCAAAGCCACGTTCCCCAATGTGGCCGGTGCTGCAACGCCGTCGCACACGGAACTGAACTACGTAACCGGCGTCACTAGTGCGATACAGACGCAGATCAACGCCAAGGCTCCGAGCGTATCGCCGACCTTCACAACCCCGGCCCTGGGCACGCCTGCGAGTGGTGTGCTGACCAACTGCACCGG